TATATGTTCTAAAGCATTATGTAATTCAACACGCTCTTTACGAATTTCTTTCTCTTTATTATAAGACTTTTCTCTACATTTATCACAAGTCGTATAACCTTCTTTACATATAGTAAAGCATCCTCTATCTATATCACAGTAACGGATACCTTTCTCCTTCTCTTCATCACGGTATGTATCTCTGTTGTGTTTCTTACAATATTTATCACCTGTAGTTTTGAATTTACATCCTTCATGACCACACTCCGTAGTCTTTTTACATATACACTTTTTACAATCTAGGCAAGAACCCTTAATTGTGAGAATGGCATCACATCCACGAAAGAAGAACCTGCAAGGAATCTTACTATCTTTTAGTAGTTGTTCGTGCTGAAAGTTACGCTGATGCCGACCACAGTATCCGTTATCAGATGGTGGAAATTGGCACGAAAGTCCCTTCCTGGAACCCTCTAAGACTATAGCTTTACATGTCTCCATTTATTAAATGCTGACATAAGAAAATTTAGTTTTATTCAAATTTTTTGTCCTACTGTATTTTCCAAAAAAAACAGAAAATAAAAAATTTTGTACTGTAAATACAGTACGTTTAGTTGCTGTAAGCAAGTCCACCCATACCGGACATGATGCGGAGAACGTTGTAGTTGACGGCGTAGATGCGGACCTGCGCTGTGTTATATGTGTTGACCGTGTTGTTGGAGAGGGTGAGGAGGAGTGTGGCGTTATCAATACGCGAGAAGTTGCAGCTGCCGGATGGCTGGTGCTCTTCGGGCTTGAGGGCGAACGAGTAGACGTTGATGCCGACCGCGGGGATGTTGGTGTGGTGCTGGTAAGGCTGGACCAAGTTGAAGTAGCGACCCTCGCGCTCCGAGAAACGGTCGTGTCCGTTGAGCTGGATCTTGGCGGTGACGACAGGGTTGTAGCCAGCCATGCCCTCCACGCGGGTGACGGAGTAACCGGACTCGAGGACCGAGCGATCCCACCAGTCGGAGTAGTTGAATGGCTGCTGTCCCTTCCAAGGGTTGACGACTGTGGGGTCGCAGCTGACGAACGAGTCGCGCTGGACAACCCATACAAGCTCCTTTGTGGGGTGGTTGAAGTTCATCTTGATCTTGTTGGCAGATGAGGTGACCGACTCGCCGCCCGTGAACTGGAGCTGCTCAATGAGGTACTCGTGGGAGACCTGGGCGAAGCGGCGGCGCTCATCGGTATCGAGGTAGATGTAGTCTACGTAGAGGGAGGCGGAGACGAGACCGGCGGCGGCAATGCGCTGCTGGATAGGGTAAGAGGTGTTCTGGACAGAGACACCGCCGACCGTGGATGTGGCATAGTCCCACTCGAGGTTCTGGAGGGGGTTGAACTCGAGCCAGATCTTGACTTCGTGGTACTGGAGAGCAATGAGAGGGAGAGCCAAGCCAGGGTTGCGGTTGAACCAGAACTGGAAGGGAATGTAGAGTGTGTACTCAGGGGCGCAGTTGCGGACCTCCTGGGAGGCGTGGGGCTCGCCAGTGCCGCACCAGTTGTCGCAGCCCTCACCGCCCTGTACGAGGAGGTTGGTGAGCTGGGGTACGTTGCCTACCATCTCGGCGTAGCCGGCCTGGAGACCTGGCTGCTGGGTGAGCTCGTTCCAGATCTGGAGCCAGTCACCGTAGTGCTTATCAATCTGCTGACCACCGATCTCAACGTAGACGTTGTTGATGAGGTTGTGGCCAACCCAGTTGAGCCAGCGGAACTGGGCACCCGAGCCGTCCGACGCCTGGAGCGTGACCTGGGGGAGCGTGCACTGGAGGTACACACGGTGAATCAAATCACCGTTACGGGAGATGGTGCACTGCACCTTCTTGCCGAAGTTCGCCGAGCCGTTGAACGTCTGCTCAATGGACTCCATGGCGAAGTTCGTGTGGCGGCGGTACACCACCTTGAAGAATGTAATCTGCGGGTTACCCGTGAGGTAGATATCCTGCGCACCGTAAGCGACAAGCTGCATTAAACCACCGGAGCCCATTGTTGTTTATACCTGAGCCCGAGAAAATAATTTTTGGCTCCGGGAAGATTTTTGCCGAGATTCCGACCCCTGACGAAGGGGGCGCCCCGCACAGATTCTATGATAGTTAGGGTCTAAACACTGATTTTTGTGTTTCTTAGTATAATGTCTGAACCCCTATCGCTGGATGACCTATTAAGACCAATAGGTGGTACAACCGAAACGGCTGCATTTACAAATAGAACACCTAAGACATTAGAACCCGCAAAGACTCTTGAATCTTTCCATACACAACAGATTCATAAAATTCAGGAAGAAAAGACAAATCTTCCTAAACTGCGTACGGATCTAGCGGAAAAGAAAGCAAAACTTGCCGAAATTGAACGACAATTTATGGAACCTAGCGTTCTAACAACAGCAAATGATGTGCTGGTTTTGGCGAGCCGCCAAAAAATAGAAGATGAAATACATGTATTGGAAAAAACCATCAAAAAACTGGAAGATGGCACTGCAGAAGCGGATTACTTTTTACGCGTCGGCGACATCCTGTTTTCTTACAGTGATGCGCAAGAGCGTATTGCGGTTGGCGAAAAGCCGGCAGAGCCTATGACGAAGGGTCGTATGCCTGCCAATAGTGTTTATTCCTATTTTACGAACGAGATTGACGATAAGTCTATGAAAACAAATGACTTAATGCCTGAAGTGAAGAAAGCATCCGCAATTACGAATACTATTGGATTTAAGCGCGATAAGGCGCTAGAATCGTATTTAACGGCTCTTAATCCTACCGCTATTCAACACGAAAATAGTATTGCGTCCTCTATTACGGAAAACTTTGGCAATTGTGCTATTTGTGAATCCGAGATGTTATTTAACGAGACCTTTTTGGACTGCCCTCAGTGTGGATACCGTGACTATGTTCTGGTTGATTCCGAGAAGCCATCCTACAAGGATCCGCCCCGCGAAATGTCGTACTACGCCTATAAGAAAATTAATCACTTGAACGAATGGTTGGCGCAATTCCAAGCAAAGGAAACCACTGAAATTTCGCCCGCTATTCTGGACCAAATCCGACAGGAACTCCGTAAGGAGCGTATTACCGACATGAGCAAACTCAAGCCTTCCAAATTGAAGGATGTAATTAAAAAGCTAAAACTGAACCGTTGCTACGACCATGTAGCACATATTCTCAATCGTCTCAACGGTATTTCGGCACCCGTTTTGTCGCGCGAAGTAGAGGAGAAGCTTCGGTATATGTTTAAGGAAATCCAATTTAGTTTCGTGAAACATTGCCCTAAGAAGCGCTCAAACTTCTTATCATACTCCTTTGTACTTTACAAATTCTGTGAACTGCTGGAGTTGGATGATTATTTACCGTGCTTTCCTTTGCTCAAAAGCCGTGAAAAGTTATATATGCAAGATAAGATCTGGCAGAAAATCTGTGAAGATATGGGCTGGGAATTTATTCGAACTGTTTAAGAATAGTTGTATATATATTAGTAAACTCATAATTGTATATTGTTAAATATACTTCTTGAAATTTATCAGGATACTTCTTCGCTTCTAACAGTGCAATTTTATGCGCCTTGTTACTTGCTTCACTACATACGGGTAGTACTATGTTAATATCCGTATGTGGTTTTTGTGTTTGGCAGGTTATGTCCATGTATGAATACCTAAAGATTCATAATAACTTTTCGGGTCCAATTTTACGGACGCAATCTGCTTTATAAGATGTAGCGTCCCCATGCCATTCCGCGCCCAGGCTGATAGTCCTGATGACCAAACTCCTCTATACTATTATTCTGTAGGGCTTCTTGCCAGACCTGTGATGGACCGCGTGTATGTCCGTGATGCCAATCAGCGTTATAAATCACATCGTCCAAAATCACAAGGGTGTTCTTGCTGCTTAAACGACGGCAATTAAAAAAATCCGTCTGTGCGGTACTGTATTCATGTCCGCCATCAATAATTATTACCTCAAATACTGTGGCAGGATTCTCTCTAAGAAAGTTTAATACAGCACTCCTAGAATCGCCCAATACTAGCCGATGGCGACCGGGATAGGTCTTATCAATATATTCCTTCGCTGTTAGAATATATGGGTGAGAACCTATATCAAATGATGTTACTCGTGCGTTTGGATTATTCTTGAGGATAAGATCGGCGGAATGCCCCGCATTGAATCCAATTTCCATTATATGCGTCTTATCTGCTGTCAATTTGACGATCTCTTTCTGTTGGTCCGGAACCTCATTACTATTTCCCTCAAACTCCACAAAGCCGTGCTCTTTTAAACATGTATTGAGATCCATTATATCTGCCACATAGTGTTTAAAATTCAAGATATACCGAATAATCTAGATTAGGTCTAAATCTTACCCTAAATAGAGACATATTGAAATGCCCGTCTATGTAGGATTTGATATGGGTATTCGCAATCTAGCATATTGTGTTATTGAACACGGTGCTGAATGGGCTTGGTCCGTAGTTGCCTGGGACAATGTAGATTTGCTAGAAGGCGGCGAGACCGCCCAGACTGCCAAGTCGTGCGCCGGTTGTGGTAGTGGCGCAAAGTGGATTTGTGTAGGAGATGGGATGAAGTGGTGTAAGGGGTGTGCAACCGGTGTTCGTGTCAAGAAATCGGCTATAGCGAAGCCGTCTCTACCCTGTCTTCCATGCGCTGTCGGTGCGAAAGAACTCAAAGCACTTGCTATTGGTCGCGGGGTAGAGGCGAAGAAGATGAAGAAACCGGATCTTGTTTTGTGGGCTGAAAAAGAGTATTTAGTGCCCTGGAAACCGGTCAAGACGATGTCGGTGTCGTTGGATACGATTCGTCGTGCTATGAATACTTGGCTTAGTTCTGTGCTTCTAACAATGAGTCGTGCTACTGTCATTCGTCTCGAGAACCAGCCGGCGATGACGAATCCTACCATGAAATCGGTACAGATTATGCTCTACACACTATTGGCACATCGTTTGGAGACAGAGCATTCGTGGACGGGTGCGATTGAATTCGTCCATGCCGGCGTGAAGTCCCGAGGGGTGGCGGATATTAGTGGTGCGACGGCGGGTGCCGCGTATAAAGCGCGCAAGGACGGCGCCGAAGCCGATGTTGCCGCAATTTTGGCGAAGGGAGGAGAGGGGGCTGCTGGGTGGCGCGACTTCTTTGCCGGTCGGTCCAAGAAGTCCGATTTAGCCGATGCGTTTCTTATGGCGTACCGGCGTATTTAGACCACTCCTCTTTCATTAACTGCTTGAAGGCAATAAAGTCCATATCGGAATCCGGCGTGTACTGTAACTTTTTGCCCTCGTCGCCCAGGTAATCAAAATAATCGTAGTGGGCGTCGTCGTCCTCATTATACATATAGCATTGTATCGTTATACATGGCTCTGTGTTGGCTGGGAGATTTGTGAGTCGGTGAACCTGATTCAGTGTTGGGCTAATCCATGTGACCTCGTCCTTTGTGAAATTTGCGGTGGCAAACGGCACAACAGAGTCTTTTTGGTCGCAGAGAAAGGGGAACAATTCCACCTGAATGGAACCGTGGAGAACGCGAATGACTGCGTTGGCTGCGGAATGGCTGTGAATCGGTGAATAGTTTCCTATCGGCCAGATTTCCATCACATACGGCACTCCAGGTGATTCGCCATTATTCTGTCCCAAAGTAATGCGTAGATAGGTTTCTTGTGGGTGCGGCTCTTTGCTAAACTCTGTCGCCTTTTCTGCTAAACGCTTGTAGCACCAGCCGTCTGGATTACCGATACTCTGTTTAATGGCATTAGAGAAATCGGGAAATTCTTGGTCGTTTAAGAGAAAATTCTTGCCCGTAATACAATCGTATAACTTTTGTGCCATCGGTGATAGATTCGCCTTTGGTAATACGCTACCTGATGCGATATCGCTCATTGTCAAGTCGTCGGCATGTTTGACTTTGAGCGGTACACCGATTGTGATTGGGTCCCGCAGAAGTCTCAGTGGCTTGAGTGTATCACTCCCAAACTGAACAAGGGTTAGACTTTCCAGGAAGGCAGTGATATCCTCCTCAAATACATATTCATATACCATTGTGTCGAGTCGGGGTTCACCGACGCCGGCATACAAGGTTTTATTATGAGTATCCAGACTGAACCAATAAAATGCGCCACTCTTATTGATCAATCCCGTAGTATTCTTTTCGTCAACGAGTTCTTTTGGCTCTGCCGATGATACAATAAATACGCGAACTTTATTTACGATGAATTCAATACCCAATCCTTGTGTTTTATCTTTATTTTTCAAAAAAAATACACACGGCGATATATTATCGGTACTTTCAAACAAAACAACACCCTGACCGTGTACTAGAAGAGGAATAACTGTAAAGGCACGGAGGTCCCTTAAATTGCGAGATTTGGGGATCGGCATGATCTATATTATGGGTTCGGGTATGCGTTTGGGAATCTAAAACGAAGGCAAAGGAGGTAAAAGAAGGAAACAATGAACGGTCCTACGATTCGTATTTCCGACAGCGGATCATTCCCCGAAATCTCTGCGAGTCAGGATATGGGTCGCTCCTTAGATATTTCAAGCCAAAATGATTTTGACCTTAATTTGCTCGGCAATCAGCGCAAGATTGCGAGCTCCATGGGCAACGGACAATCCAACTCTCCGGCAAATGAACTCAAGGCAGTTGACGATATTGAGTTTGTAAGCCTGGAAGAAACCAATGTAACATATGATGTGAAGCCGTCGGGTGGCGGTGATAACATTCGCATTCTACGCGATACGACTCCCTCTGCTCCCGTACAGAGCATTGGTGGTGATGCCCCATTCAAACTCGGTGGTAACTCGTCTATCTCCAGTGCTCCCACTGTTGCGGCGATTCC